GATCACCGGGATCGCTGGCCACTGGCGCTACAACGCTGAGCACTGTACGTTCGAGCAGGTCGACCCCGAGACCCTGGAGAACCCCAACACCGACATCTCTTGAAGATCGCTACCCCGCTTGAGAATTGGATCCGCGACCACGAGTTCTGCCCGGTCCACGAGCTGGCCCTACTGCGCCGCTGGGGCCTTGGGGGCCTCAAGTGGTGGAAGGACAACGCCGATTCCTGGGGATACCTTTGGGACGGTCCTCGGGGCCTCTGGTATCGTCCCTGAGGTAGGATCAGCTCATGACTCAACGCCCTGATCGTCGCGGTCTCCCGGAGCGCTTGGCGGCCCGCCTGCCCATTCCCGGCGGGGACGTGGCGAGTTGGCGGGCTTTTCTCCAGGCCCAGCTCGCGGCCCTGGATGGTCGCCTGGACACCAACGAAGCCACGGACATAAGCCAAAGCGGCACAATCGCCTCCCAGGGGGCCTTGATCTCGGCCATCGCGGCAGCCTATGCGGCGGATGTGGCAGCGAAGTGGGACCCTACCTACCTCGCGGTCTTGGCGCTCCTCCAGCGTGGCTACTTCACGAACGGTGGGGTCACTGGGGTCGTCGGCACGGCCCAGACGCTGACCGGGTGGGCGGCCTCGATCAATGTCGGCGGCTTCGTGGTCAGCGGGCCTGGGGACACCGTAACGATTCCCACGGCCGGGACCTATGAGATTGGGACTGAGATATCGATGAGCCTGTCGACCGGCACGGCTTCTGGGTTCGTTTCCCTCCTCCAGACCGATCTCGGCTCCGGGACCTGGAGTGCCATTGGGCGCGCCTGGCTTCCGCAGATCACCACCACACAGCTCGCCACCGGTTCTATCACCTGCATCTACACCACGGTCGCCAATGAGGCGGTGCGGGTGCAGGTGCAGCGTGCCAACGGTTCGGGCACAGGACAGACCAACAGCACCGGCACACGCCTCAGGATCCGGAGGATTACTTGACGCCCATCGTCTTCGACATCGAAGCGAACCAGCTCGAACTCAACGAGGCCCTGCGAATCTGGATGTTGGCTTACCAGCTTCCTGGCGAGTCCCCCAGGTGGGTCAAGGGTGACGAGATCCCCGCGTGGTTCGTTGGACTGCCGGCGGACGCTGTGTTGGTGGGCCACAACGTGCTCCGCTACGATCTCCCAGCGATCCGGCAGGCCTATGGGGTCTCTTGGCCTGTGGAGCGTACCTGGGACACCCTGGTGGCCTCCAAGATGGCCTGCGCGGATCGCCACGGGCATTCGCTGGAGTCCTGGGGGGAGACCTTCCAGATGCCGAAGGGGCAGTTTAAGGACTTCGAGGGCGGACTGTCGGACGAGATGGTCCGCTACTGTCTACGGGACGTGGAGGTGACTTCCAAGCTCTACGCACACCTCCTGCGGATTGCCCCATGGCTCGACGGATACTGCACGGACCTGGAGCGCCGCTTTGCTTTGCGGATCGGCGAGATGTGCGCCCGGGGGGCCCCCTATGATTCGTCGGCTGCGATGGACCTGCTCGACAAGTGCAAGGACGCCGAGAATCCGCTGCTCGATGAACTACGCTCCTTGGTCCCCGACCGCCTTGAGGAGGGCAAGCGTCCGGCGTACTACGAGGACCCCACGACAGGGGATCGATACAAGTTCAAGAACCTGGCGGAAACGGCGGTCCAGAAGCGCTTGGTCGCCGGGCCCTCGGCGGTCTCCTCGATCCCTTTCAATCCCAGGAGCACCAAGCAGGTCGCCGACCTCCTGGTGACCAAGTATGGCTGGAAGCCCACGGAGTTGACCGAGACCGGCCAGCCTCAGGTCTCTGAGGAGGTCCTAGAGCGCCTGGAGTATCCTGAGGCCCGGCTGGTTCTGGACATCAAGCTCCGCGCCAATCTGGTCTCCAAGCTGGCGAGCTGGAATTCCAAGGTGGTCAATGGTCGCGTTCACGGCTACGTCGATCACTACGGGGCCGTTACCGGCCGTTGTACGCACAGCGATCCCAACCTGGCGAACATCCCGGTGCATTCGCCGATCTTCGCCGAGTGCCGCGGGCTTTTCCGGGCCCCCGAGGGGCGGGTTCTGGTCGGGGTGGACGCCGCGAAGCTGGAGCTGGTCATGCTGGCCCACTACCTCTACCCATTCGATGGCGGGGAGTACGCGGAGCTGGTGCAGTCTGGCGACCCCCACCAACGCACCCTGGAGGGCACAGGCCTTATCGAGCGTCTGCCGATTCTTGTGGACGCTGGGTTCACGGAGGAGCAGGCCCGGAAGGCTCTCAGGAATCAGGCCAAGCGTTTCATCTACGCCCTGATCTACGGGGGTGGCGATGTCAAGCTCGGGGCCCTGGTCGAGCCATCAGCTTTGGAGTTGGAGGAGATTCGGGTCCGCCAGGTCGCCAAGGTCCGGGAGTACGAGCGGCGCTTCGCCAAGCGTTTCCCGGATCGGGCGGTCCCTGATTACGTCGGACCCTTCGGCGTGATCGGCGGGCGCCTCCGGGAGCGTTTCATGGCCGCCATGCCCGCCTACGAGGCCCTGCTGGCGTCGGTGCAGGCCCAATTCGGGACCGGCAAAGGCCTCAAGACCCTCACAGGAGCCCGCCTATTCCCCCGGGGTCGCAATAGTGCCCTCAACACCCTGCTGCAAGGCGGCGGGGCCGCGGTCATCAAGCAGGCCACTGTGGACTTCTGCGATGGCCTGGCGAATTTCCTGGACGCTTGGATGGTCCTCCACACCCACGATGAGATCCAGACCGAGTGCTGCGCGCGGGACGGGGAGGCGATTGGCCGGCTCTGTGGGGAGTCCATGACTGGGGCGGCCCGGAAGCTCAATGTTCGTCTCCCTCTTGGCTACGAGGCAAAGATCGGAAAATCATGGAAGGAAACACACTGACCGTTGAGATCCCGCACTACGCCGACCTGTTCGACAAGCGGGCCAGTCGCTACTACCTGCTGGATGGCGACTACGCGCTCTACTTGGCGCTGGGGTCGACCACCGAGCAATGTGAGTGGGACGATGGGGTCGTCACGCCTGTGGCAGACCTGGGCGCCGCTGTGCGGTTCCTGGAAAGCTGGTTCTCGGGCATGGTCGATCCTGAGGGCCAGGTCGTCTTTGCCTTCTCCGAGGGTTCCAACTACCGGATCAAGTGGGTGCCGACCTACAAGGCCCACCGGACCGGCGCAAAGCCCGTTGGGTACTATCAGCTCCGCAAACGTCTCCAGGCCCGCTGGTCGAGCGTCATGGTCCCCTGGCTCGAAGCGGACGACCTCATCGGGATCTACGCGACCTGCCCGGCGGTGGCCGAAAAGCTGGTGATCCTGGCGGAGGACAAGGACTTCCTCACGATCCCGGCGGCCCGCTTCAATCCCCGGACCCGGGTGATCACCCTACCGACCCCGGAGTCCGCCCGATACGCACTGGCGAAACAGGTGCTCATGGGGGATTCCACGGACGGCTACAAGGGGATCCCCGGGGTCGGCCCCAAGACTGCGGACAAGCTCCTGGCGGGTCTTTCGGACCCTCTGGCGGCCGTGCCGGAGATCTACGGGGCCCACGGAGTCCAGGATTGGTCGGATAACCTGTTATGCGCCCGGATCCTGAGCTGGCCCTGGGTCCGCCAGGAAGTTTCCCGCTGGTATGTTGACCTGACTGAGCGGACCCTCCGCACCATCGAAGGATGCTCCACCTGACTGACGAATCCCCGACCATTCGGTTCACCGCGGACCAGCTTGAGGTGATCCTGCGGATGATCGGGGACGACTGGCGCCCGGAGCAGGACTATCGAGCCTACATCGGCAGCGAGGACGCTCGGGCGGCGGCGATGGTCCGGGCCTATCACCGCACGAAGGTCTTGGGGTTCGTCCAGGATTGTCTTGCCAACACCCCGCACCTCCGCCCTGAGCTGGTGGCCCGCCTTCCCTGGCTGTCTCTGTTCCTCTGATGGGCTGGCTGGACGACATCACGGACGCTATCATCGGCGGGGTCACGGCGCCCTTCAATGCGGCCTATGACACGATCAAGGATGGCGCGGAATCGGCGTTCAAGACTCCGAATCCCCAGGTCCCTTCGGCCTTCCAGGCTCCGGTGACCTCGAAGACAGCCTCCCAGCTCGGTGTCAATCAGGCGGCCCTCGGGAAGCGGATGACGCTGATGGACTTCTACATCCCCCTGACCAAGGGTCCTAAGATGCCTTGAAAATCTGCGAGCGATACCACCTGTTGTCCTCGGAGCGCCAGCATGCGCTGGACCTGGGCCGGCGGATCTCGGCGATCTCCGACCCGGGCCTCATGCCGCTTGATCGGGACAACCCGTTGCTCAACCCGCCGCACCAGGGGGTGAATGCGGCCTGTGTGCATGAGCTGTCGGCCAAGTTCACGCTGGCGATGTTCCCGCCGGACATTCCGTTCTTCCGCCTCCAGACCGAGCTGGCTGCGAATCTGCCTGCGGAAGAGAAGAGTCAACTGGAGTCCGAATTGGCCCGCGCGGAGCTGGAGATTTCGCGGTACTTCGAGTCGACGAATCTGCGGACTCTCCTGGGCCGCGCGAACGCCCAGATCATTGGGGCGGGGCCTTGTGTGATCTCGTTGCTGGACGAGGGCAACTTCCAGCTCTTCGAGTTGGACCAGATGGTGTGGTTCAAGCGGGCCAACGGCGACATCATCGAATACATTCTGCATGCAGAAGAGCCCTACGCGGCGATCCTTGAGGACTACCCGCAGATCGTTGACGAGCAGAATCCGCTATGGGAAAACAGTCGGCTCTGGGCTGAAACGGCTCAGTCTCGTGGGGTCAATCTCTACACACGGGTGTGGCTTGAGGCCGGCAAGTGGCATTCGGTCCAAGAGTGGGAGCTGCGGGACATGGGGCCTGAGATGGCCGTCGAGGTCCCGGACAGCCGCCAGGTTCACCGCACTTGCCCGCTGATCCCCTTCGAGTTCTCGGCGGTCGATGGGGTCACCTACGGGCACCCCTACGCCCACAGGTTCTGGGGGGACATGAACTACCTAGAGGTCGTCTGGAAGTCGCTCAAGCAGACGACGGCCCTGGTGGCCCAGGCCAGACTCCTTGTGAATCCTGCGGGGGTCACGCGCAAGACCGCGCTGGTCTCGGCGGACAACGGGGCTGTCGTGGACGGCCGCGAGGAGGACATCTCGATTTTGAGCTTCTCCGAGAAACTGGGGGACTTCCAATGGCTCGCGCAGGTCGCGGCGACGATGGAGAACCGCCTAGACCGCGCGTTCCTCCGCGCCCAAAGCGTCCAGCGCCCCGGGGAGCGTGTCACGGCTGAGGAGATCCGCCGGCTGGCGGACGACCTGGAGCGGGCCTTCGGCGGGGCCTACGCGGATGCGGCGCGGCGTGTGCAGGTCCCGCTGGTCCGCCGGCTGATCGACCTCCTTGTGAAGGCTGGGCGGCTCCCCAAGAACTTCCTGAAACTCAGCGTCTCGATCGTCACCGGCATCGACGCCCTGGGACGGTCTGCGGAGATCCAACGCATCCAGCTTGCGGTCATGACGCTGGCCCAGATGGGCCTCGGTGAAGTCTTGGCCCAGCGCTTGAATCTTCCTGTGCTTATCCGCCGGGTCTTCATGGCCTCCGGTCTGGCGGACACCGACTTGGTTCTGACCGAGGAGCAGTTCATGGAGGCTCAGATGGCCGCCCAAGCGCAACAGGCCATCCCGGGTCTGCTCCAGCAACAAACCCAACCCAATGCCTGACCAACTTCCGATCGAGCCCCCGGCGGCTCCCGAGACCCCTGAGGCCCCGGCGCCCGAGGCCCCCGACGAGCTGACCCCTGAGACCTTCTATGGGGAGCACTACGCCACCTTCCAGGAGACCGGCCAACTGGATCTTGTGGTGGTGGCGACCCTGGCGAAGAAGCACAAGTTGGACGAGAAGGCGGCGCTCAAGGAGCACCTGTTTTTCGCTTCGCAGCGTGAGGCCGCCCTGGCGAGCATCTACGCCGAGGCCGGTGGCAAGGAGACCTGGGACAGTCTGCTGGCTTCTGCGGCGGCTGACCGGGCGCTGTCCAAGGAAGACCGCCAGCGGATCAATACGACCCTGCGGCACCCTGACGCCGATGTTCGGAAGACCGCCATCTCCGAGCTGAACCTTCGGTACGCTCGTCCCAGCCAGCCTAAGGTGCGCGACATGGCCCGCCCGGCCCGCCCGGCCCCTGCGGAGCCTTTCGCGTCTGCGAAGGATCTGGCGAAAGCCTTCAACGATCCTCGCTTCCAGTCCGATCGGGCCTACCGCGCTCAGGTCGAGGCCCGCCTGACCGCCACCGACTTCCCCCGATGAAACGTCTCTTCCTCGCCCTCTGTCTGCTCCTTGGCTCCTGCCAATTGGAGCAAGTTCTCACCCCGGAACAGGCCGCCCAAGTCGCT